GTTTATTACTAACTATATCCAAAGCACTTCCTTCCGCAACACTAGCATATATAGTACTTGTTGAAGTAAACACCGATAATGGTGAAGCCCATGTGTATTCTAATCCCCATCTAACATTTGAACTAGGTGAGACTGAACTTGCTCCTATCCAATGAGTGTGTAAATGAATATTGCTTCCATTCCAATCATGTGGCATTTGTAAATTAAAATAAACTTCTTTCTCACTACCTGCTGCAGCATTATCAAAGTTATATAAACCACATCCACCTATAAAAGAGATAAATGAAGGAGACTTACTTCCTGTAGTTCTAGCAGCAGGTTCTACTCTTACGTCATTCCAAGGTTGTGCAGTACCAAACATTGTTTGGTGTCCAGTACTATCCCAATTCGTATAGTTACTCGTTCCCCCATCACCAAATTTTGAATCAGTATTCCAACTAACATAAGTTTTCTTTACAGTATTCGTGCAACTCACGAATGTCGCCCATGCTGTGTTTTGGTATGTTAAGCTTCCACCACTATCAACATCAACTCCAGTACCAAAGTTTTTGAACCATTGACCAAATAATGTAGTGCTTCCTGTTAGTAATACTAGTCCAGTTCCGTTTCCAACAGTTTCAGAATAGTAACAAGCTAAGTTTCCGCTACTAATACTTAATTGATTATGTCTCACACATTGACTTCCGTATTGTCCGAGCCGCATTCCACTAAAGTTCTGCGTCATCTTTTGTCCACGAGTAATAGTCATACCAAAAGTAGAAGCTCCATTCACTCCTGCGTGGTATTCGTAGCTTCTTAAAAATTGTAAGAACCCGCCACCGAATTGACAACCATTAGCATTAGTTCCAGTAACAATGTGGCAGTTCATCATAGCCCAATAAGTATAATCATAACTCTGAACAGTGACACCACTTCCAGAATTAGAGAACGCCATGTTGTTCACTGTGATGTTTATTTGTCCATAGTTAACTGTGAACGGAACAGTGTTCCCGCTATTACTTACAACGCTCGTCGGAGGAGCGTATACTTTGTAAGTTGTACAAGTAGTTATCGTGTTGTCAACTATTGTGATTGTGTCATTGTCGTTATCTATTATGGGGTAGAATGTTGTGTCGTCTTTCGTCCAGAAATAACCTTTAAGAGTTAATCCTGCGAATGCTCCTGTGTCTGTTAATACTGCAGGTGTTGGTCCGCTCGCTGTTGCTACTCCTCTCGTCCAAGTATCACATGTTGCGTTTACTGTCGGAGTTTGAGTTGCGAATAATGCTCCCTGGAATGTTATACTGTATGCTCCTGTGAAGTTTTTTCCTCCGACAACGACTGCTTCGCTGTAAGTTCCAGCAGCAACATTAATTGTTACGTTTCCAGCATTTGTTGGTGGGATTTGGTCGACTGCGTATTGGATTGTTTTAAAAGCATTTGTAGTTGTTCCTGTTCCTTTATTCTGATTATCAGTACCATTAGTTGTGTCAACATATAGCGTCATTGTTCCAAAATTATAAATCGGAACCCAAACAGTGCCGTTGTACATCATCAAAATATCTCTCCCAGTTGGAGTGTGCAAGAACCATTGACCTTTAACTGGAGTGGGACTCGTCGGTAGAGTTGCTCCATTATCACAAGTCATAGCGATTGCTTTGTAAGTATTAAAATCAATGTCACCTGAAGAATTTGCTCCAGCCAATAGATTAACAGACGCATAAGCATTTATAACATCGCTGTCAGCATCTATTGTGAACATATTACCCATACCAGAAATATCGTTGACGATGAATCCTTCACTTTCAGGAATATTAAAAGTGACAACGTTATTAAATTCAGCAACGTCTTGAACAGTTAAATCATCAACAATAGTTGTTTCTCCAAGAGTAACAGTTGCATTCGTAAAATCAACCACTGGCGTAGTCGTAGTATATGTTGGTAGAGTAGTATAAACTCTTATGTAGTTTCCACCCCAAGCAGTAGTTATTATTTTACTATTACAAAAAACTATTTCATTCGGAGGACGACTATAATCATCACCAAGATAATAATAAGTCTTGTCTCCAGTTGCATTATTAACAACGCATATCGCAGAACTTTCCGCAGAACCAAAATAAACATCTTCTCCATTAGGATGAGTAAAAGCACCATACTGACCAAAATCAATAATTACTTCATCTGCTTCAGCACTGAAATTATCAAGATTAAGTCTATAATAAACATCCTTAGTTGTATTCTCGTTAGCAATATACAAATAATTATCAACGAATGCGTGGTCATCAGTCAAAATAGAATCAAGAGTATGCGTAGCTATTAGAGTATAAAATTTTGTATTAACTTTAAAAACATCTCCCCCAACAGTCGTCACATAAGCATAAAAATTTTTGATTCCAACCCAATGCGGAGCACCACTCAAACCAACACTCGCCAACAAAGACCAATCACTTATACTATAAAAGTTTAGACTCGCACCACCATACATAGCCACGCAGACAAAACCATCTCCAAGAGCAATGCTTCCATAACTACTAACAGTCACATCACTAACAACGAGAGTTGCAACCATCGTGCTTGGAACTATGCTTAATACTCCGACTCCTGAAGAACAATAAATAAGGTCATTAGCAGAATCATACACTGCTTGACCTATCCCAGTAACAATATTAAGTTGTCCTGTAACAATGCTTTTATTGACTGAATCATACTTCCAATAATAACCATCATTCAAATCAAAACCATACACGTACGTCCCATCAGTACAAGTAGCATGAGTATTACTACCACTCGTCGTGTATTCTTCATAATCTTCTCTGACATTCGTATCATTCGTCGCAGTCAACTTATTAACAAAAACTTCATTCTCAAGCTTAACAACACCGTTATTCGTGTTATGAATATTGTCTTGCTCCCAATACTCAAACTGACCATACTTAGCGTCAAGAACTGTGTAACTATCGGGGCTGAGTTTAAGACGAATTGCAGTCTCGCCAGTAGAAGTTTCAACAAATTTATTTTGTTCTAACTCTTTAATACTATTAGGAAGACTCATTCTACAATAACTCCAAGAATACAAACTTCATTAGTAGAACCTTCTACAAATTTAGCTTGTTCTAATTGTTTAATATCATTCATTTAATCACCAAGTAAATAAGTGTAGTAAAGAAAGCTGTGAGTATTAATGCAACGAGACCATAAACCAAAGTCTCTACTTTTTTATCAGCATAACGCCTATCCAATTCTTTTATTCTAGCATCATTACGTTTATCCATATCTTCTAATTTAGCTAGAATTTCTTGATGTTCATTTTTATTAGCGTCTTGCGAGTCTTTAATGTATTCAAGTGTCGTCTCTATTTTCATTAATCTATCCCTCGTATTTTCATCCATTGAACATCACTTCTAAAAAATAAGAGAGGAGCTAAGTGCTCCTCAAGAAAAAACTACGTGTCTACTTATGCGTCGTAAGAACTGACTGTACAGATTCCGTTCGCTCTAAGTACTTTCATGTCGTACTCTTCAACACCAACGAAATTAGTGTATCTACCAAGTTCAAATCTCTGAGACCTTATTGCTGGATTGCTCTTGTAACATACTCCGAATGAAGGTTCACCGAACTGGTCAACAGCTAGCATGAGTCCTTTTGATTTACTTGCTGAAGGCGTTATCTGAGCTGTCCAATATACGTCCATACCGTAGATTCTACCAATCTTTCCACCTAGTACGTTACTAACGTCTCCACCTTGTGGAAGAGTTGTTACGAATAGTGTACTCTTTGATAGTTGTTCAATCTGTCCTGGAGACAATATAATCTGTTTAGGTATTAACTGGTCCATTCTGATTTCTTTCGCTGCTTTTGCAATGTCATCAAAGTCAAGGGTATCACTTGATGCTAGAGCTGAGTAAACAACGTTATTAGCAACAACTGCATTACCTGCTCCACCTTGTAGAAGAGCAACTGCAACTGAATCTCTCTTTAGAGCTAGTGCATAACCTATCTTCTGAGCCATACCCATACTGACATCATAGAAAGCACGTCTTGCTTCTTTGTCAGATAGTGCGTAAGCAAATGCGTACTCTGTAGGAGTAAAGACAACTTGTGTTGTAACGTAAGCTGCTATTGTTACATCTGCTGACTCGTCAACTGCTGCTGCAACTGCTGGTGTACTCTCAATTGTTACATTAAGTGTATCTCCAGGAGCTCCAAGTAGAGTTGTGTACTTCTTACCTAGTGGTTCAACTACTAGATTTGCTTGCAAGAATGCAAGAACCTGTTTGTCCCATATTTCAGGATTTATGTATCCTGCTGCTGTAGCTGTTGACTGAAATCCGTTACTGTCAATAGCTTGCATTACTATTTCTTCTTTGTTCATACTTTCACCTTATGTGTTCTATTTATATTTCTGCATCGGCTTACCCCAATTGGAGTCTTGTATGCCGAATCTTTGCATAAATGCGATTCTACTTTGCTCTTCAACTTCTTCGTGGTCTAACTTCGAGACATCAATTACTGTTCCGTCCTGAAGTTTTCTCATAGTAGGACTGTCTTGCTGAAATGGAGATTCGTTCTTAGCAATTCCTTTCTTAACTGCTAGTGCATCCTCAAGTTGTTTCTTGAACGCTTCCTCTTGTGCTTTAGACTTAACTTCTTGCTCTTCTTTATACTTTTTAAGTTCTTCACTTTGTTTAGTAAGTTCTTCACGAAGTTTATCAGCTTCAAGTTTAGCCTCCATTTCTTTACGAACTCTAGCCTCAATTTCTATGGCTTGTTCTTTTGCTTTTTCATTCAGAGCTTCTGCTTGTTTCTTAGCAATCTCTGAATCAATCTTTTTTATCTCTTCTTCTGATAGGATTTTACTTTCCATCTTCTTTCGCCTCTTCAAGTTCTTTGACTAATTTAGCAATAGCATCATTAAGACTCTTTAACTGTTCATCCAGTGTTCTAAGTCCGTTCTCTGCTTGCTCTAGTTGATTTTTCCAATTAATACGATTTTCTTCTTGTGATATTCTGTTTATCTCACGAAGATTATCAATGTACTCTGGAACTTTCTCGTAATCCCACTTAGGGTCATTAAATTTAAAGTTCTCAATTATAATCTGATAGTTCTTCTCAAGCAATGAAGTTTTCTTTTTGAATAAATCTGCTTGCTGCAAAACAACTTCTTTTTGTTTTGATATTGAAACTATTTCTTTGTTGTAATTCTCTATATTCTTTTCTTTGTTTTTTCTTACCATTTCGTCCATTTCGTTTCACCTATCTATCTTTTACTAAACCCCAATCAGAGGGATAATGTGGTACTGTAATATTTGTATCGCAGTACACTGGAATATGAGCATTCTCTAATTCCATAAACAAATACACATCTGAGTGTTTGTCTGTGAATCTTTCGTCATGCCAAAACGTAAACTTCTCAAGGACTTCACGTTTAATCAATGTGCAACCAAGTCCTACACCGTGAACTCTTCGTAAGCCTGTGTTAGGAAATACCTTAGCTTCTTCAAGTGTAATAAGTCTAGTTCCTTTCATTAATCCTTTCATTGTTACAAAAAACACGCAAGGAACTTTAACTTCTATACCAATATAATATAATGCTCCAACGACAGGAACATCATAAGCAAGAAAACGTTTAATAATATCAGATGGTACAATTAAGTCACTCTCTACACTCAATACATAATCATAATGATTATCTAATGCGTATTGACGTGCATAATTCTGTGCATTAACTAATGCTTGCCTACTATTTCCACCACGAGGAACTCTATGAATATGATAATAACCTTGTGACTGTAGTTGCTTTTGATAAGCACCGTTGTCATCTGTGTTATCTATGATTAAATAATCATAATTGTCGTAATCAATATTTACAAGAGCTTGATAAAACTCTTTAAATATATAATCTTTACCTGAGTATGTGGGACTGAAGACGAGTACTTTTGGATTCATTCAGTACACCTATACATAACTATAATCTCATAATCCTTGAGATAATCAAGTCGTGAAGGAAATCCTTCGTGAGTTTTATTGTTGAATACTTTTATTGTCTTTAGCAATACTGTGTTAAAGTATTCTTCGTATTTATCTGTGTCTATTGTACTTGCATCGTTTACAACGACTATCTCGTCATAGTCTTTTTTAATAACTGTCTCGAATGCACGTACAAACTTTTTATAGTTATTGTATGTGTATATGTATGCTGATACCACTTCAATCACCTCTTCAAAATGATTATTCCTAAAGTTATCCTGCAATCATTGCGTTCTTTGATTTAGGATTATTTGTGAATGTAAAACCAAGATACTTAGGATTACGCATCCTACCTGTCTCTTGTTCTGTCTCTGTTAAAGTCTCTATACTTAGAGCCTTGAATTTATTAACATGGTTTTTATATCTTTTGTCTAGTATTGCTTGAATCCAAAGTTTACCTTTGTCAACGGTAGCCTTAATATTTCTAAATATACCTTTCTCTGAATGAAGCTCTGCCCTAATTGCTTCTATATTATGCAATCCGTGTTTCATACATAGTTTTTTTAATGTTTCGTGGTCAACGTCTGGTAATGTACTTCCAGCAACATTAATTTGGTCCGCTATACTCTGTAACTCCTCTTCAGTAAAGAACTTAGGCTTACCAAAGTCTGTAACATCCGTAGTAATATGATTATCTGCAAGAACTGCTTCCATAATTATTTCATCAGTCTCTGCATTCATAGTAATCTTTGTATCCTCAGAATCCATGTCTAATGTAGTCAAATCCTTTAGGTCTTCAGGTTCTGATTGAGTATAATAATGATTATGCACAACATACATTCCATTACTCTTAGTCATCTTCATCTTAGTTGCTTCCCAAGCAAAATTGAATGCATTATCATCATCATAATTCTTACTAGCTGCAACATAAACATCATAAAAGAATTTAAGTGCTTCTGGAGGCAAAGCTACTTTAAGCCATTCTGGTAATCCTTCTGGACTAGAGTACATTAGTCTTTCACCTCATATACATAAGGATATGAATCAAATTTAGAACTTTGAGCAGTCACTTCTTTTTTCTGAGAAGACTTATTAGCTTCACTTATTTGACCTTGAGGTTGTCGTTGTCTACTAGGAGCACCGTCAGCACTCTTATTACCAATACTTCCTTCATTACCAGTTCCGACATCTTTATTAGTCATTGTTACTTCTTGCATCTTACGAGCTTCCTCAACTGGGTCTCTAAATACATTAGGAGTCTCAAATATAATACCCTGAGATTCCAAGAACTCAGTTATTGCTTCGTCACTAAACATCGCATTCTTCATAACCTGAACAGTATCCATAGAACTCTTAATCGTATCGTAACCTAAATTAAACTTGAAATCTATTTTATCAAAACCTATTTTAGGAAATAAATCATAAGAAAAAGTTTCTTCAAGTATAGCCTGAACATTAACTATTCTAGTATTGCTACTTCCTTTTTGTTCAACGCTATTACTTCGTCCACTTTGGTCTGGTTTACCCATCTCAATAGGAGACATACGAAGTACTTGTAATATTTGAGAATCACACCAATCAAGCATTTGCTGTATTGTTGCTCCTTCTTTCGCAAAACTCATTAATGATTGAACAACAACATCTCCCTCGAAGAAGAAAGGTTTCTTTAAGTCCTTCTCACACGCTTTCATCCAAGATACAAACTCCGTAACCTTCTGAGGACTCATCTTTGTTTTAGAATTAAATACTGGTCTCATTTGGTTAGTTCCAAAGAACCAAGATAACCACTGACGTATATAATCTTTTATTAGAACTGTTTCATACAACGTCTTCATGTCGCTATCAGCGTATACGTTAGTTGTGAAATCATTTAATTTAATATGTGTAATTTGGTCTGGAGTCCACGTAATACTAGGATTAACAGAATCATAATAATCAATAATATCTCCATTATCTTTACTATGAATTAAAATCTTAGTCGTCTCTAAAATGTTTAAATCCTTAACTCCACTATTCTCGGACTTAACATTCTCAATATAAGCATTATTATATAAGAACGCATTAAACAAAGCTTTACGAAGAGCTGGATTAAATCTTAACTCCTTAAGTTTCTTCTCTGCATCTTTGCGTCTACTCTTTTTATCTCTACCCTCAATGTGCCAACCACTCTCTAATGTTTTATCAACAAGAGCAATAATTGCACCTTTTACTGTTGGGTCATTTTCAATAATTGTTAAAGATGTAGAAGGAGAGAAACGAGGTTCACGAGTTTGATATATACCACTCTTAGGATAAGAATTATAACTAGAACCAAAGGCATCTAGAATACTGCCTTTACTATTTGCTTGGCTTATGACTTCTTTTTTGTTTGACATTTTGGAACCGTTTGAAAAGGGCTAACCAGCACTCTGACCCTTTTCAGGAATCGGTCATAAACACGCACTCGGATTGCACCGCCGAAGTGACAAAAGCTGGGGAATTTTAGGCATGCCCTACTAGATTATTGTACAACTACCTTTTCTTTATAAATCTTTCGTTCTCAACGTACTTAAAAGGTATCTTAAGAGCCCTTTTAGTCCAATGATACTTAATAAAACTTACTTTAAACACATCTAACTCTTCAAGATTATCAAGATAAAATCTAGGATTATTAATAACACGAGTCAATACTTCATCATAATATTCTCGTTGTTCCTCTATAGTCATAAAATGCCAAAGATAATTCTCACGGTCATACTCACTCTTCTGAATCTCCATTATCAACCTCACCATCCTGACCGTACATCATATCATGCTTAAGATAATCATAATTCTTTGGCTCAAAATAACTCAAAGAATTTAAACCATGCACTTCTTTAAAACTAGGCTTTCTAGGATACTTTCTAATCATCATTTGCATAATCATCCACATCATAATATTTAAAACCATCTTCTTCTTCAATAAAGAAATAACAAGACATAACAAAACTATCAATCAAATCATCCGTGTAACCAGGAGCATGAACAATCTGAGTCGTCATCTTACCCTGACTGAACTCCAATGCCAACATCTCAGTCTTTAACTCGTCATCTTTATAAGAGAGAAGTTCTCCACGATTTAACGCAGCACGGAAAGCTCCGTACTTCTTAACCTTATCAGCCTTGAAGTTCATTGGTTCAATGTTCCAACCAAGTGCACGCATCTTCTCAATAACGTGCCATCCTGCAGGACAATCATCTGGAATAATACGCTGAACATTAAATCTCTTGAGTAATTCAGTAACATCATCAATCAACGACAAGTCTTGTGCAACAGGATATATCCTGTGATATAACCTCTGTATACCCTTATCAGTCATTGCAGTAATTGTAACAACTGTTCTAGATATTGTTTGTCCACCAAAATCAATACCCATATCACACTCACCACCGTATGACTCCACTGCAGAGTACTCCTGAAACAAACCTTTAATATTATCAGGATTAAAATAAGAAGATTCTCCTTTAACGAATCTACAATAATAAGCACGCTGAACTTCATCAACCTTACCATCAAGATTCATTTGATTCACAGTCTTCATAACAGTCTCATAATATTCAGGGTCCTCGATACGAATAGCGTCAATCGTAAACATCAACCTCTCAGCAGGATGCTCACTATAATCATCATTGGGGTCCGCAAGGCGATAAAAGAAACCACTAGGTACCCAAGGAGTACTTGTATACAAACGGATAGCATTAGCTTTATTACCAGTAGGATACACCGTCTCATAAAAGAACTGGTCAGTAATCTTCTCAGTCAAACCAGCTTCATCAACACCCACAATCGTAAACGTCTCTCCAAGAACACCATTAGTCGGAGGGAAAGACTTAATCACAGAGCCTACTAAACTATCCTTCAACAAAAACAAACCATGCTTATCTTTGTTATACGCCTTGAAAGTAATAGTCGTAGTATTATTAGCCTCCTTCTCATCCAACAATTTAGAAAAGAACTTCTTGCCAAACAATGATTCTCCGCTTGCATCAAGATAAGTCTCTTGCATAAAAGAATCCCCAGTTCTAATATAGAGGTCTACATCGTGTAACAATTTAATACTCTGCTTATCACTAGCACTAATAATTCCAATAATCGTAGCATTACGATTACCACTAGGATACTTATTAAACACACACACCCACAAAGAGAAAATAGCCACTGCAGTACTCTTACCAATCTGACGAGAAGTCAACGCAATAAACTCTTTACTACTCGTACTCTTCTCCTCCATACGACGCTGTATACGTGTAAGGAAATCAACCTGCCAAGCATACAAACGCATACCCAACATCTTCTCCGCAAACAAAACAACACTACGACTACACGCCTCTAACAAAGAAACGCCTGCAGGCAACTCCCTAAACTTCGCCATCTCAGCAATAAACCCCTCATCTACTTTAGTTTCACTTAACATCCACAATCACATCATCAAATATTTTATACTCTTCTTTCTTTCTTTGCACCGAACTATCTATCGGTACTTGACCATCCTCAAGCTCACTATACTTTTTCTTTGTTCCATCACTATCCCACAAATCCGACTGACCAAACCTACCACTAGGCAAAGCATAAGGCAAACGATTAAAAGACACCAAAGGAACCCTAGAACACAACAAAGACTCAAACGTACTCAAAGGAGCAATAAACACATTACCAGAGTCATCAATCACTAACACCGCTTTACCACTACTGGTCAACTTTGCCACTGTCATAACAACTGTAAAGTGACACTACTATATAAAGCTTTCGGGTCCTCTGCTCATTAGGGTATATCTATGTATACATTAGCCAACAATGTGCTTTGTCCTTATGTCACTGTGTTATAGTTCTGTGGTTTTCTGTGAAGTTACACTATGCAGTGATTACGTTTATTTATATAATCCTTATAAATAAAATAGTTCACTGTTCAGTGAAACGTTATCATTACATAGTTAACAATGTTATACATAGTGACACAGAAAGTATTATATTCTAAGTAATCAATGAATATACTATGAGAAACAAAGAAACAACAACAAAAACAAACAATGAAAACAACAACATTAAACAAAGTAGTGTTTACTTTGTTTACTTTGTAGAACAGTGTAAGACTTTAGTATATCTTTGTTTGTTCTTTGTTGCTCTTTCAATGTTGCACATAGTACACTAAGATATACATAGTATAAATATATGGACGTGATAAAATGAATACTCAAGAATTAAGAACACAGACAAACGAAATAATAAAAGCTTTTGATAATAAAATCATAATGTTAAGCAATATGATTTTAAAGGCGGAATCTGAAAAATATCCTATATGGATAAAAGAAGACTACAACAAAAGCTTAAATAAGACTATTGAAGACAAAAATAAATTTATAGCTTTTAAGAAAGCAACAAATCAATATAAGGAGGACTGAAACAATGAAACAAACAAAGTATACAAAAACACAAATCGGTTATATTGCCCAGAATTTAGAGAAAGCAATAACACAACATAAGAATAGAGAATTAACAGAGAAAGAGAGAGAACTTGTTCAAGAAATAGGCTTCTTATTTGCTCTTTCGTTTACTCCGTCCTTTTTTGATAGAGCAAAACGTTTAATCGATGAATACAAAGAGGAGAAGAGACAAAACGAAATAAATAAACTTGAGGATAATTTAAGAGCATTAAAAGAGTAAATCTTTAAGCTTTAAAGGGCAAATTTGACAATGAGAGCCGTACTTTTTACGGCAAGAAGAATATAAAAACAGGTGGTATAAAATGGAAAACCTAGAGATAAATAAAGTAAAAGTTGAGAATATGAGGAGTACAAGAACGGGGAAAGAAGTTTCAAATCAGTTTATAATTAGAACTGATAAAGGAATTTATTTTCAGAGTTATAAAAGTATTATTGCTTTTATTCCTTATTTTGAACCTTTTAATGTACTTCTTGATGAAGTGTATTATAATTATTCAAGGACAACAGCAAAATATAGGAATCTTTTTTTAAATCTTACGTCTAAAGAGATTGAAGAGCTTATAAAGAAAGGTGATTATAAGCTAGTAGATTTAAACGAGGTGTTAAAGTGAAAAAAGTTTATAAGAAACTTACAGAGGAGCAAAAACAAAGAGGGGTTGTTTTCTCCTCTTGTCTAAGCAAGTACAGAACGGAACAAAGCACGGATTTAATACACGAAGTGTTAAAGGATGATTCCGATATAAGCGGACATATAACACGCTTAAAGGATGATAGATTCTTTAATGGTTCACCGTGGAATTTTAACATTATAAGGGAGTGAAAAAATGACACTAAATAAAATAGAAGTGGCGGAACTTGTAGACCTTATTTTTAAGATGGATAAACATCAAAGACAAAGAACAATAACGTATTTAAAGGCGTTTGATGAAGAGGTGACAGAGTGAACAGTAAACAAATATTAATTATTATACACTGCTATAAATTAACAAGTGATGAAAAAATAGACTTGTTAAAGGAACTATTAGAGGTGGAACAGTGAGAGCCAAAGATTATATTTTTTGTTTGAGTACAATGAACGAGAGCAAGAACTCTATAAAGCCGATTGGTTTTTATCTTGCAGGAATAAAGAAAATTAAAAGGTGAAACGATGAAAGAACTTAAAACAAAATTAGATATTACTTTATTTATCGCTATGATATTAGAGTATAACAGAGATGAACCACACAATTTAATGCTCTTAGTTGAAGAGTATAAAAAAGGATTATACGAGATTGTTTAAGAGGTGAAACTATGAACACGAACGGTTTAACAATGCAGGACTTGAACGAATTAGACACGATTCTTTTAAAGGCGAACAACGAGCAACTACCTTTTATTTTAAGGATGGTGCAAAACGAAATGTTAAGGAGGACATAAAATGGGACTAGATATGTATTTAAAGGCAAAAATATATCTCTCCGAATACTTCGGGGACAAAGAAGGGACAAAGAGAACAAAGATAAAAGAAGCATTACCTGAAATATTTGGAGATTCAAGCGGAGTCAATTCCATTGAAGTATCTTTTAATGCAGGTTACTGGAGAAAAGCAAACGCTATACATCGTTGGTTTGTTGAGATAGTGCAAGACGATGAAGACGATTGCAAATCTTATTGTGTATCTAGAGAATCTTTACAAGTATTAAAGGGCTTATGTAAAGAAGTTTTAGATGATAACTCCAAAGCAGAAGAATTGTTACCATCAATGAGTGGTTTCTTTTTTGGAGAAACAGAGTACAACGAATATTATCTTCAAGACCTAAGAGACACAATTCCAATAATAGATAAGTGTTTATCTTTGTCTGAAGATTGGACATTTGAGTATCAAAGTTCGTGGTGAGAAAATGGAAAAGAAGACAACAAAGAAAACAGTTTACAAGATAACTCCTCAAGAGTTAGCAAAGAAACTACTTATAAGGGACAAAATAGTGTTCGTTCAGTGGACTTGGGACACTAATCCAGACCTAAGCACAACGGAGTACATAAAGATAGAAACAGAAGACTAAGCTACTATGCGTTTAAACGCATAGTAAGGGCTTAAATTTAAGAGATTTTGATGCGGTTAAGGGTAAGATACCTACCAAAATCAGACCCTCTAGAATTGGCTTTAAAGGGCATTTAAATTGATAGCACTCTAGTACCACAATGTTTATATATAAAAGCACTTGAACGAGATTGACCCTCTCTTGAAGGGTTGGAGAAACGAAGATGGAAAAGAAAATGAACATAATAAAGGACTTGAATAAGTTATTCAGTCTAAGGACTGATGACGAAACAACAAAGATTAACCCTGAGAACTATAAGGGTTACATGGACAGTGCTAATGTGTGTATGTTAGTACCTAAGAGTAAAGAATTTGAAAAGATACTCCTTGATAACTTTGATGTGCATGACTCTAAGATACCAGAGTTAAGCTACGTCTCTAATTTAGAGAGTAAGTCTACATTTGGAACAGAGTATCTATTAATACTTTTGACATTGTGCAAATACTATGAGAAAGTACAATTAAGTGTTAAGAATGATTTCCCTCTAAGAGCAGAGACTGAAGATTTTATCTTTATACTTGCTCCAAGAGTAGAGAATTGAGGTGACAAAATGAGTGCAACGAAAGGATTAAGGGAAGAACTAAATATGTTCAGTGAAGAAGAGCTTGATGCAGAACTAAGACAAGAAAGAATGAGAGAGCATCTAGCTGAGAGTAACTCTTCTCACTTTGATGATTGGCTTAGTGATAACTTGAATGACTTACAGTCAGCCTTCATTGAAGAATCACAGAGTGATGCTTTTTATGAGTACGTTAAGGAAGTGTATAACGCTGAGAGGGAAGACAGATGAAAGAAGAAACAATAATTATAAAATTATATGACAACGAAGATTATGACTATCCATGGATAGAAATAAAAGAACAATACGAAGAACAATTTAGACACGATTTAACAGAATATCAAAAAGAAGACATGTATAATATTGATGAATTTATAATGTTATTAGAAGATAAGAAGTATTTTGTTAGAGCCTTATATTTTGATATGCGTATATATTTTTGAGGTGAAAGAATGAAAACGTATGTTAAGAAACTTTGGAGCACACATCCCTCTCTTTATTTTTATATTGAATTAGAGGATGCGTTGATGCAACATTATTGGTATCAGAAAATTAATAAATGCAACATACCATTTGATGAATGGCTTGATTACGAGATAGACACTCAACCAAAAGAAAAGAGTAAATGTAATCAGTGTGGAGGTAGATTTAAATGAACAAAAAACTAATAAAAATAGATGAAACAGAGAACGGAGTAACAATATGGTATGGTGGAAGATGGTTACTAGATGCGTCTACTTTCATAAAAGATGGTAGCTTTAGCATCTGTAAAGATAGACTGAAAGAAGTACAGAGTAATTATATCTCGCATCGTAAATTCGTGTTTGATGATGATTATGAGATAAGTGTACTTAGACAACAGATACTTGAATACAGAGAGAAACTAGAAATATTAGAATTAAGATGGGAGGAAGCACAATGCACGAAGAGAATGTAGAGAAATGGTTTAAATCAGAGGTACTCAGTAATCCTACTTTGTATCCTGAGTTATTTAGGATAGAGACAATGAAGAATAGATTTAAGTTTCAAACAAGGAGGAATTATTATGATTAGAATAAAGTGTGACGTATGTAATGAAGAAAAGAGTTCATTGAGTGCATTGAGTGATGACAACGGAAGTGGTAAACAGTGTTGTAGGGAGTGTAGAGATTTGATTACTCCAGTGATATTTAAAGGAGTGTTCTCTTTGAAAGAAGCTCGTGATACGTTGGAGTTCTTGAAGTTCACTAATAAGTCAATGGATGCTATGTTTACTTATATCCGTAAGAAAGCACAGTATCTACATGAACCTTATGAAGTTCAATACTCTTTGTTCATACAGAAACTTAATGAACAATGTATCTTTGTATTAAAGAAAGAGTTGTTTACATTAGACATTAAAGAACATCATTATATGTTAAGTATGTTTATGAGTAATGAGATACTTGACCCTTTGTATAACGATGTTATTTCACTGACTATGAATGACAACATTGATTTAATCTATGTTAAACAAGATTATACAAAGAAGTTTACTTCATGGAAGTTGTCAAAGTTTTAACAACTGTTAACAGTGATTAACAATGTTGCAACAATGAATTTATAACCGCTATATCAAAGGTGTAACAATGAAAAGACATCATAAACACAGTATACATAGTATACATAGTATACATAGTGTATGTAGCAATGAAGGTGAACGCAGACATGATAGTTTACTTGAAGAAGTTATACAGCGTTTAACAAAGTACAACGCTGAATATTATACGAAAGTGTTGTATCATTATAAAGGATATGATGGAGAAATAGATATATTAAGATACAAAGATAATAAAGTGTATGCAGTGTATGAGATAAAGGCAACACACGGATATAAACAGTATAAACATAGTAAAGAACAATTACATAGAGCTAAGATGTTATACACTGATGCGTATTTAATCTATGTAGCCCGAAGTCACCACGAGATAGTAGCAAAGATAGTGAGGTAAAACAATGGATTTAGATGATTTAAAGAAAGTACAAATATGCAGATTATGTGATACACTGTATTACACTGAAACAGAGATACATTTTGTTCAACAAAGAGTATGCCCAAGATGTTTAGAAGAAGGATGTGATGATTAATGAAGATGATTGAGAAGTATCCTAAGTTTAGTCTTAGACCACAACCGATGACTTGTACTGAATGCAGTTGGGAGTGTAATGCACTTTATATTGCAGACAATGGAGAAGGAGAATGTGTTAATTGTTTTTTGAAGAAACAAAAGGATGATTTGAAATCAAAGGTTACAAAGTGTTGTAACAGTAAAGTACTCTGGAGTTTTGAGAAAACAATTTATTATTGTGAGAAATGTGAATGTGAGGTAAATGAAGATGGAAGTAACAAAAACAATTAAAGTAAAGTTTAATGGTTTAGCTAGTGGAACAACAGCAGACACAGAAATATCTTATACACTTGTAGGTGATGACACCGAAAAGTATATAAGTAACACTAGTATCTTAGAAGAAGCTAAGACGTTATACAATGAAGCAAATAACTTTGCTCAGTTGAAGACCGTAGAAAAGGCAACAAAGAGATAAAAACACAAAGGTGAACGCAGATGAACGAAGAACAAAAGATAAACATAACAAAGAAAGGTGAATACAGCAACATAAACCTCTCTGATATAACACCAGAGAACAACTTTATCATTGTAGAAAAAGTATTCCCTGATGGTAGACAAGTAAAGAGTAATTTCACTTACCCAGATGGTAAAGCAATGTTTAACTACTCTTGTAAAGTAAAATACAATGGTACTGAGTGTACTTTCTTCTTGAAAGAGAAAGAACACGCAATCTACAAAGAACTTGGTGGAGCTGGAGACAGAGTAAAAATATACAGGAACGAAGTAACTAAAGTGAATCCAAAGACTAAAGTCAAAATGATTGTTGGCGAATTGAAGTTTGAAAAGGTGGAATAAATGGAAACAAAAAGTAGATACGAAGTAATGTCTAATCTAGAAGAAAGAAAACGGATGCTAATCAGTGAAAAGAATGGTATTGCAGAAGAACGTAAAAGAAAGCTTGATAGAATAAAAGCAATTGAGAGACAAAAAACTGATACCATTGTTGTTCTTGATAGACAAATTGAAGATGCTAAAGACGAACTTAAATTATTCGATGACACTGTTGAAGGAAGAAAGAGTGGTGTTGACGAATTAATAAAGAGTGTAGATGACAGTTTAGCTAGATTGTCTGATATGAATAAATAACGCTCATAGAAAACAAAAACTAAATTTGACTCCCTCCTATGAGAAACTGACTATGGAATGTCATTGGTCACCACTACAGACCAATTTTAAGATGTAATTCAAAGAGGGAGATATTTTTTTATTTTTCATTTATTTCAACAAAAGGTGATGTTATGGCGAAGATTACAGAAGAAGAACTTATGAGAGCTAGTGAAGATTTCAAAAAAGAAGTAGACCTTGTTAATCTTCGCTATACTTCATACCTTAGTATGTTGGCTAGGTATGTTGAGCAAGAGAACTTAGGTAAAGGGAAGAAGAAGGTGAAGTGAATTGGATTATACTTTTTCGAGACAAATAGGAAAGAGTACTCTCGTGAATAAATTTATGAGAGAAGAATACGGAATAGACGAGGATGAAGACGATGGTTGAGTTCATGGAGTTTACGAGTGGAGTAACATGGAGAGTACCACTGAATAGTGATGGCTCTTACGGAGCTCCAGAGATACTCCGCAAATGGACTTCAGAACCTAAGAAGGTTTACAGTAAGAAACCTAAGAAACAAGAGGATGTTCATACATTAGACGTTGGAGAAGTGGAACTATGATAAGAATAGACGAAGATACTATGAATGGATTTGTTGTTAATGTAGACAGAGAAAACATGGAGACATGGGTTGTAGAGAATGACGAAACCGATGAATTTCTTGAAGCTAGAACAATGCAAAAACTACTAAATCTTATTATGGAATTATGTGAATATTATCCAAGTAAACATGATAAGATTCGATGCAGAGTAATACTTGAAGGTGAATGAATGAGCTTAATTATTGAAGTACTAAAAGTATTATTTGCTAGTGCTATTATATTTTTGTTAATATGCTTTTTTGTAGCAGGATTAATCAAATGTACATCTAAAATTATGGAGTGGATGGAATGAATCGGTTTCCTTGTTGTACACGTGAATATGTGAAGACTGATTATTTTGATGAGTGTTTTGTTTTAACTTGTCCTTATTGCAAGAAGACTTATATTCAAGTATTATGTGAAATATACCGGGGTGACATATCAAAATGATGATTCGCACAACAAAACAAGATAAAGAAATTGAAAGAATAAAGAAATTATTTGAGGATGTTGAAAAAGATTATGCAGATTTGCGGAATTATTTTATTGAACAAGATAGCTCTGAAGAATTTATCCTCAGATATAATGATTGGAAAGAGAATCTTGAAGATGCTATGTGGGAAAGAGATGTTATTGATGCTGAATGTAAAGGTAGAAGAGAAGCGTTGTCTGATTTAAAAAAAGAAATAGAACAACTTGTTAAACCTACTTTAAATATGAGTAGAGAACAACAATTTAGTGAAAAAGCTATTATATTAGATTTAATCTATAATATGTTGTGTAATTCATCAGAGCAGAATAGGCTAGATAATCGAAACCTCCCTGAGGAACGAACTAGTAGTTCTGTTTCTGGTGAGCACAATACAGGAGAAGATAATAAGTCTGGACTATCGCAAGATAAGAGAACGCAGTCTTCTCCTGTTCAAAATACTGAACGTACTTCCGAGTCTGTCGTGGACTCGGCGGAAGGAGAGGGGACGCTTTCTCCTTCTGGTATTATTCAGAAGAAATGCACTTGTCCTGTTCATACTTTTGATTGTCCTTGTGGGAAAGATGGGACGAAGTTTAGTAAAAGGCAAGATTTGAATAAACACATAATTGCTGAACATACTAATAAACCTTTTTGTGGTCGTTGTGGGGGTGCTTTATGAAGTATGTTACTTGCATATGTGATAATTGTAAAACACCAATACACCAAGATGTATTCTGGACACCAGAATATGAAATGAACACAGGGAGAGACTTATGTATTCATTGTCAAATAATACAAGGAATGGATATATCTCAAAATAAAAATATTAGTAATAGATTAGCACAATAACGTAGTAACACCGAAAAGAATATAAATAAGTACACGGAGGAGAACTTATGGGAACTTTATTATATTATGATTGTATTAATGCGTTCAAGAGAAACTACTATAAGAATCTCTTGACGATTGAAAATATAATTAGCGGAGAAGTACACTTCAACAAACTCACATACACTAATGGTACGTGTGACGACTTCGCTAATTTCTGGGGGTATCAGTTAGAAAAAGATGGTATTC